TCTTGTATCGACATTTCACCGTCACCTACCATGGATTGGATAACTGGGACTGTATCAGCTGTTGTGCCGCTAGCGATAACTCTACCTGTATTATCTTTATCTTTCACGTGTGTTTTAGTCTTGCTCTCTAGTGCCGCTAGCGCGGAAGAGTCTGCAAAAACTAAATCTATCTCTACCCCGTAACCTAAAAATCTAGGTTGATAGTTTTGCAAATACATTTCCCTTCGAGGGGCTACAAATTCTTTCAAGGGGTCTATTTTAATAGACTCAGATCCCATGGACCCCGGAAATATTGTCCCAAATATGCTGTCATCTTCAGCTATTTCAGCACTCGAAGGGGCATAGCCAAAGATAATTTTCACATTGTCGAGCGGGTCAAAGTCTGAAACAGCTAAACGGGTAGCGCTTTCCGAATCGTATTGAGGGTTCCCTACACTGTCTACCTCAGTACTGTTATCTCCACTAACTGCGTTAACTATTATGTCCCCACCAGTGTCGAAAAGCCTAGCTCTAGCAGTGGAGAGTCCACCCAACCTTTCGTGTAGTTCAAAGTAAGTTAACCATCTAGGCCTGCCGCCGGGGTCGCCAGACGCTAAGTCAAAGGACGCCGTGCCTTTTTTGGGCGTGTACATAATTGATATGTACGGGGAATAAGGGGATCTAGGGATATAAGCTGCGGATGCCTTATTGCTGGATGTAGTTTCCCCGTTTGTATCTTTGTTTGTGAGAATTGTGCAGGGGTGGCAATCTAGAGATGGAAAAGAGCTAGGGCTAGGTGGTGCGGGGGCCTCTTCTACAACTCCCCCCGATATTGCTGTATACTTAGCCCAAACTTTATCTACGTAGCTTTGATTTCTATAATTTCCGGTCTTAGGGTCGCGACCAATAACATTGCCAGCGTTGTACGCAGCTAAAAGGCACTTGTAGTCACCATTTGAACAACCTACAACAAGGCCCCTAGTAGCTAAGTAGGCTGTACCGAACTTAATTGATAGTTCAGGACTGGCGAGTGCCGGTGAGTAGTAAAACTCTCTAAAATCGTCTCGAACTAAGTCACTAGGAGAATAACCGCCATCAGTTGCTGCATCTAGGCTAACCTGCATAGGGCCGTGAGCAAAATGGTTATTATCCCAATTAACTTGATACGGCTTGCCGCCTTCTTGAAGGAAAACAGCCTCTACAAAGTTTGGGTCTAATCCGTACTCGGACGCTTCCTTGAGGATCAAGGATTTAGAAAAAGCATCGGCTCTTACCATGGCACTTAAAACGCCCCACCAACAATACTGTAAACCCTATTGAATGAAGGTATCCTTAACATCCTGCCCACTTCAGGGTCCATTATTGGGTTCTTTATTTCATTGGCCAAAGCAACTACCCACCAGAGTAGTGGGCTTTGATATTTTTCTAACGCAATTAAGTCTAACCGGTACTCTTGGCCTGTCGATACTTTATGGAAAGTGTCGTCTTTGGAAGGTGCAAATGAGTACTTATTATAGGGAAATCTACCGTAAGCTGGCCCTAAGTCTAGGTACAAAGAACTCCTTTGAAACCTAGAAGTTTTAGGTAGAGCTATATTATTTACAGCAGAAGATTTTTCCTTGTCAGCCATTTAATTTACCTAACTAAAAAATTTCCCCTGCGTCGATATTACCTATACCTAATAGCCCCGCTTCAGACTTATCTAAGAATCTATCGTTACCATTCCTGACTTCTCTGGAACCCGGAGGACCGCCACGTACGTTCAAGTTTGTCTCTTGTAGAGAGACATCGACTTGTGCCCAAAATGGGTACATGGAGTCATTTAAAAGGTAAGACAACGGGACATTAAACCCCGGAGGAATGTAGTCCAATAGCTCCGCAGGGTTTACAGATGCTTGAAACTCAATCCCAAAAAAAGATGCCGCTGCTGTAATTACAGGGAACTCTTGCGAAGAGACCGGTGCCCTACCCCAAGGCCCATGATATCGAACGTCAACTCTAGTGCACACGCAACGGCTGCTCAACCAAGCACCTACCTGCAAGACTAAAGTAGGTGGGGCTTTCGGAGTATCGACTTGCGTGTAGTCTGGATAGACCCAGCTTCTAACTTGACGGATCGGGTCAACAACATCAGTTTTTGGGTTGTTAGTAGCCGCAAATGTTAGAGGGAAATTAAAAATGCGAGGCCCTGAGCCTGCGTAACCTAGAATAGGCTCTGACCTGCCAAGGATTGGGGTGTTCTGATAGTTAGCCGCCTTACTTTCAGTAAACATGGTCGGCATGTACTTAAAATTAATCCTGTCGCCCGTGGTTAGGTCAAGCAAGAATGCGTCATCATTATCTTGAACTGAAAAACTTAACGGGCCAAAGGTTACAGATCTATCAGGCATCAGTTAGCTCCATTACCAATGTTATTTAATTGAGTCATCGAGGGGGATGGGTTCCCCCCAACTCTGGTGCTATTAGCCTGAGACACTGCAATCTGAGACATCGTCTGTGTCTGTTGTTCTTGACCTTGCGCGATCTTATCTAAAGCGGCCACTATAGCATCATTGTCAGGAGCCATGCTTTGGCCGTTTTCAGACGACCCTGAGCCTTGAGGTTCCGGCGCATTATTAGGCCTTGGGCTAGGAGGTGTACTTGGCATGCCCCTTCTCATTGGACTGCGACTACCGCTATCCGGCATGCCAAGTGCGTCAGCCCTTCGAGACGCAGGGGTTGGGGCAGGATTGGGGGGGCTTTCAGGTGCGCCCTCATCGCTGCCTCCTGCAAAGAAGTCAATAACACTCCCAGCAGCGCCAACTACAGCCGAGGTTGCCGCCATCGCAGTTTCAAATCCGGGGATTTTTTGAATAGCTTCGACTAGCCAATCAACGACACTTTTAAGAGTGTTTTTTATACCTTCGCCAAAAGCCTTAAAATCATCCTTAAATGGGTCTATAAATAAACTCTCAAAAACAGCATAGACGTTAGTTGCGACTTTTGACATAGACTCACCAAATGCGGCCCAGTCGTAATTAGCAGCCCATTCGCCAAGCGAGGCACCCAGCTGAGCACCTATCATTGTGCCTATTGGGCCGAAGGCAGAACCTAGTACACCACCGGCAACACCACCAGCTACAGAAGCACCTCCAGAGATCGCGGCTTGCTTTGTCTCTTCGCCAATTTCACCCTCTCTATCATAGGCATTTTTAATACTACCAATCGCTTGAATCCCAGTTATAGCAGCACCAATAACTCCACCTCTTTTAGCGCCACCTCTGAGGTTCATCCCTACCTTCTCACGGAAAGTAGCACCCCTAGCTGGCGAAGTTTTGGAGACACCACTTTCAGGGTCTCTCATGGTACCCCCAGATCCGGGCACAGTTTGTGCACCCATACCAAGGCCTTTAGTGAGCAGACTAGCGCCCGGAATCATCTTTATGATATGTCCAAGCTTATCCGCGAACTTTGATATCCCAACCAAGCTAAAAGCAGCTGCTATTGCAGCACTAAGGGCTGGTGCTGCACTAGTAATGGCACCTATGAGATCTAGAACGGCATTAACACCATTCAGCATATTAGCTAATGGCCCAGCAACAGCTTCGGAAATTTTTTCAAATACTCGAAAAACTTTAGTGGCGATTTTACCTAAAGCACCGCCTACAGTCTCGCCCCACTCATTCCAAACTCTGTCTAGTATCTCTCCTCTTTCTTTGGCCTCGGCCATTCTTTTATTGTACGCTTCCATCTCTTTTGTGAGAGATGTGCCGCCCTCCTTCATCCGCTGGATACCGCCAATTAAAGCTTTTACGTCACTTACAGAACCACCGAATAACTCCTGAAGATGATCGGCTGGCATCGAAAGTACTAGTTTTTGTGTACCTTCATCCATCTGATCAAGTAACTTAACCATCCCTGTGGCGTCACCCTCAGCTAGATTTTTTAAAGCTTTCCCTAACGCTTCGCTGTCGCCACCTACTGTCCCAATAATAGTTTTAAGTCGGTTAAACGACACACTCAACGGATCTACATTTATTTTGGCGAGAGAGTCCGTGAGACTTTGGGCCATGCCCTCTGACACGCCACCTACTTTTCTGAAGGTACTCTCTATAACGAGTAATTGCGCCCCTAGCTTTTGTACCCCCGCCTCGGCTACCTCAGGGTCTTTTCCGAGTTTAATCATATTCTCTCGCATTTTAGAGAGAGCTTCTGAATTTCTAGAGAAAGATTCAGCCATTTGGTCAAAGCTAGTACCAAATTGCTGTCTAATAACTACAAAACTATCACCAAGAGACTTCGCTGACTCTTCAGTAGTTGCTAGCCCTTTTTGCCTAAACGATTCTAACGCGCTTTGAGCTTTCCCTGCGTCTACTCCAAAAACAGCACCCATTTTCGTAGAAAGTTCCGCGAAGCTACTTGCTAGTTCTAAGTTGTTATTACCGGCTTGCGCCGAAACTGCTAAAAGACCGTTGATCGCGCTCGCTGTTGAGTTAACAGCTTCCGCAGACTTCATTGATGCATCAAATATTACGTCTTTAGTTTTATTGAAGCTTTGCCCTACTTGAAAAAGTTGTTCGTCAAGCTCTACCGTTTTTTCAAATAAAGCCTCTATGCCAAAGGCGGCAGCTAGTCCTGCAAACATGCCCTTTAATTTAGGGCCAAAGTCAACCATGTCGCCAAAGCTTTTGTTTGTATCTTCAACTTCTCTATCAAGTTTATCGACGGAGTTAGTAAGCAGGTTAGTTTCTTTGTTCAGGTTAGATAAACCTTGACGGGACTCAACGAAGCCCTCATTCATTTTCTTACGCTGCTTATCTAACTCTTGATTAAGCTTCTGGGAAAACTTTACTGCATCCTTAGATGCCGCTCCGGGTATGCCAACGCCCGGATTCTTGTCTAGCTCTTTTACTAGCTCCCCTAAGGAGTCAAAGGTCTTGTTGAAAGTCTTTTGAGTTAACCCTACAGATTTTTCAATCTCAGAGGCTAGGCCCTTCATGCTGGTTTGAAGTTCGCGCAACTGGCTCATTGCTTCAGAACCATCAATACTGACGAGGAATTGCATTCCCTTGTCAGTTACATTTACGCCGTTAGCCATATAAATTCACAGACCTTTACACACTTATAATAACAGTTAGTTAGACCCTATAGTTGGATTTAAGATTACCCTGAGCTTGTTTTTGATGATGAGCCTTTACCCGGCCCCGGTACGAACTTCGCAGGCTGGCCCCCTCTTAGGCGTGCCGCTGGATCTTTGGACCCATAGGCCTCGCCTTCCATGGATGGCCGTAAGAGGTCATTTCTGCCTGATTTAAAGCCATCTGAGGGCTTCCCAGAGGCATCACCATTGGCTTCCTCCTGCTGCTCTTTTTCTAATTTTCTTTGTTTTAATAGTAACTCTAAAAATGCCCGTCTTTCCCAAGGGGGCATGTCTTCAACGTCCCCATAAGTGATGCCGGGTACGTTGTAGACCAAGGCGAATTCTTCCTCATAAATAGCGGACGCCTCGGTTCCCGCCGGGACGAAAAAACTCAACTTGCATTGGAAGCATCATAGTCCCAGTGTACCCGCACTTGGGACATCGGTACTCAATGTCAGTATCTACACCGCAGTCATTTTCAGAAAGCGCGTTTCGTATAGCCACGCCATCTCTAGCAGGCAGCTTTTCGTACAAAGCACATATCTGCTTCATAGACTCAGCGTCTTCGTTAACAATCTCAGCCTCCTCATCCTCGGGATTAGGATTAATTGAGACAATTTGTTTTGCTATACGGTAGGTGTAAGAAGGGTCGCCTTGTTTTTCCGCATTAATATTACGGTAGGCTCTCTCGGAGTACCTTGCGATGTCTTTTTCATCCGACCCTCTAAGTAGTCGAAGTTTCACGACCCATTTAGAGTAGGGTAATTCAACCGCAATAGGCTCTTCAAAACCATCCTTTAAAGAGATGACCGAAAGATCCTCTGGAATCTGCACTTCCTGTCTGGACTTCGTGTTGCAACTTTCGCATTGTAATGAGAACTCATAGTCCTCACCCAGCGACACTGCGCGAATGGCCATAATCAAATAAGCGCGGTCACCAACAAGAAAGTCATCAGCTTTCATTGTGCCAGCGCCTTCTACGCAGCGATTGATCAGAGTATCAATAATAGACATGCCAGCATTTGTGCCAGCCGAAGCTATCATTTTCTCTTCTCTGGTAGTCATTGGCATGATCTGAACTCGACCCCCAATGACCTGCCCATCATAAAGTAACCCTTTAGATGGCAATGTAATATCAGAACCTAAACCTAAAATTTCTCTATCCATAGTTATCTCCTTACTTCCATGGTTAAGCTTATATATGCGAAAAGGGCACTACGCTATTGTAGTGCCCTTTTCTTTAGAGAATGTAAAAATAAATACTTACTCCTTTATCAAGGCAGCTAGTATCTATATTTTAGAATACTGCTTCCGCTCTGTCGTAACGAACGGCTAACTCGATCATGACCTGTCCTGAAGAAGTCATGTCCAAGCCATTAGCTGCGGCGTTCACACGAATTGGCCAGCAGCCATGCAGAATCCACTGGCGTTGGAACTCAGTAGAAGTCGCTCCAGCGGACTCATCGTAGTTTGGCGGGAAAAGAACAATACTAGCTTGCTTCTTGTACCCTGAAGCTAAGCCAATGGCTCCGGTAGCCGGATCATAGACCTGACGACGCCACTCTAGAAGTTGAGCAGCAACGTCCTGATCAATAAAATCTCGGCAAATTAAACCACCGGCCTCCCAAAGGGCACGACCAGCAACGTACACTACTTCGTTACCATATGGGATAGGGACTTCTTCGTTATAACCTGTAGGTAAAAACCCTTGAACAAGTGAAAGGGCGAGAACTTGTGAATCAGCATCCCCACCAATCCCACTAACCTCAAAAGACCAGTTATGTTGTCTTTGAGGCTCGAACCCGCCAGCTTGTGTGGCTAAATGTTGAGTCGCTCTTGTATATAGTGGCATGACTTATACCCCCGTAATTCCTTTGTATTAAAGACTACCAGTAGTAGATGTCTCAGTGAACTCGCTAGACTGGGAAGTCACAATGAAGTTCAAGACAATAATTTCAGCAGTCTTGGTGGGCTTGATGAAGATGTCACCGACAGCTTGGTTCTGCTCGATAACATCTGGAGTGTTTGTCGATTCATCCATAACTACTCGGTAGTCAACGATGCCACGACGTGCTTGAACTCCATCAAGAACTGGGCTGACGATATTAGTAAACTTACGCCACATGGACGAGTCGTTTTGCTCAAAGACAAGGCCAATTGCTGCTTGATCAATAACTTGGCGTAAGAAAATAAGTAGCCGCCTTACGTTAATTCGATCTAAAGCAGTTGGGAGTCGCTGAAGTGTACGCTGACCCCAAACAACAATTCCCGTACCACGGAAAGTAGCAATCGGATTGATTGCATTACCTTGAGAGTAGAGAGCGTCACGCTCACCCAAAGTTGGACGGAATTGAGCTTGAAGAACGTTCTTAACAGCACCGCGATTAAGACCTGCTGGAGCGTACCACTGCTCACTAGCATAGTCACTCTGCGCGATAGTTTCCGCAGCAATAGCCGAAGGTGGCAGATATAGCTTTTGGGCGTTCAAACCGTCCATTACCTGCACCCAAGGCCAAAACATCGCTGCATAGCTTGAGTTAAGTGAAGTTGTAGGCGCATCGGTTAACCCAGACACACCGTTGTGCCATTTGATTACGCCATCAGCAGATTTAATGCCGCCAGTGCCTGCACCGTCAGTGCCGCC